ATAATTCACATACCGCCTCCCCATACTGCTTATATTTCATTGTGTTTTTTGCATTCTCATCAATCAATTCATCCCACAATAAATCATTCAAGGGAATAAAAAGATACCTTTTCGATATGTCCCATAAATCGAGAAATATGTGATATATAATTTCCTTTTCTGTCATAATTGCCACCCTCAATCAAACGGAAGTTCAGCACCATCACTGACCTGCAGCCAACCACTACCATCATCATTGTCGGCAGGGTTCATCTTGGAAACATTTCTGCTCATGCGATCTGCACTGTTTGTCCTGCCTTGGGCACTTCCTCCCCCTATTTCCTCAAACCGCATCAGATCACCATTGAATCGTAAAACAACCCGTCCTGTCCTTCCCTGCCTCTGCTTTTCGACCTTACATCCCTTCTTGGATTTATCATCCTGATCCATGTTCCACATGAGAATAATCACGCTTGCATCCTGCTCAATGTCTCCGGCTTCACGAAGCTCTGCCATGGTAGGTTCCTTCGTGTCCCGACTCTCCGACACACGATTCAGCTGCGACAGTGCGATGATTGGAATATTCAACTCCATTGATAATGCCTTAATTGCCTTACTGATAGCACCTACTTCCGCATATCTGTTTCCACGGTATTCCCGGTCGGTTCTCAACAGCTGCAGATAGTCAATAATAATAATGTCATATCCCATGTGGCGGCTCTCTGTTCGGATCTCGCTGACAGCCTTACTGCCGGTAGTAATCACAATATTATCTTTCGCGCTCAGAACCTCATTTGCCTTGTCAAACCGTTCTTTCTCATCACCCAGAAAATTCTTTGCCCGCCGCAGTCTCGTCAATCCAATGCCGCTATGCGCTACCACAAAACGCTCGTACACTTGTTTTTCCTTCATTTCCAGATTGTAGAAGCCGATCCGCTTCCCTTGGTTGGAAAGGTTCGTAGTAATCTGCGTCACAAACGCTGACTTACCGACTGCCGGTCGTGCGCCGATCACTATCACATCTCCGCCTTCCAGTCCGCCCAGCAAATCATCCAACTCCGGGAACCCCATATAAAGACGCTGCGCTTCATTATCAATGAAATACTTGTCCTTATTCTCTTTGACGATCTCCGGCAACGTCCTTGAAGCACTATCCCGGTTATCCATCAGACCTTCCAATCGGTTGAGCAATTGTCTGATCTGTCCATCCACTTCAGCCGGAGCCACTCTCACCTCGTCAAGAATACGTTCAAAACATCGTGCTCTGTACTCATTATGGATGACCTCCGCATAACTTTTGACTTCTGTACTTGTGTACGTAGATGACATACACTTTCGTACTTCTTCCAAAATTATGCTTTCCGGGAAGAGATCACCGGATAATTTTTGAACAATGACTGCAAGATTAACATCATACCTATTTTCATATCCTCGCTGAAACTCCTGGTATACCAACCCCAGCAACTCTGATGTAAACATTTTGCCGGAAATAATATCATTGATAGATGCGATACATACCGGATTGACAAATAATGAACCTATTAATCCCTGTTCTGCCAGATAGCTCATTCCATCATCCCTTTCAGATACTCAAATAATGTGGGGACAATACATTCTCCGCGAATTTCCCATAAATGAACTGTATCCTGTGTTCGTTTCAGTAATTCAGAGGCTTTATTGATATCACCGCCGGTAATGCTTTGGAACATATCCCTAATTACTTTTTCATCTCTTCCCATTGGATAGGCTGCAACCACCGCTGAATAGATATTTTCAAATGTGATATGCTTTACTATCTCTATTTTCTGCATCTCCTTTACCTTCTGGGCAATGTCTGCTATTGCCGGCGGATAGCATTCCTCAAGAATGTGCTTCTTTATGGCAACCAGCACCTCCTCACTTTTGAATCCACCGAGGAACTCATACCACACATCCATGACCTCATCGGAAAGCGGAAACCGCTTCTCCCCATAGGCGATCTTAAGCTTTTGCATAATAGGCTTAAATTCATTCTTAGTCATTTCCCCAATCCTCCAAATTGAAATTGTTGCCTGTTTGTCCACTCTGTCCTCTATACCCACCGCTCCGGTCCTGCGCTCTGGACAACCAGCTATTGACAAATTTCCGAATCCCGCGCTTCGTCTTTCGCCGGGAAGGATTATCCATGCACCAGCCTTTCATTTTCCGAAACTCCTGCAGCACATCTACCGCAGGGTACAATTCCGAATACTGATCTATATCTGACTGGTAAAAGGGAAACTCCTCCTTCGTGTTCAGAATGATGGTTATGACCGGCGGTACGGATGCCGGATTTTCCGGCTCCGGACATAATGTATTTATATTTCCTTTCCTTTTATTTACTTTACTTTCCTCTACTTTACTTTGTTGATTCCTGCATACATTTTCTTCATTTCTGTATACATTTTTTTGATTTATGTTGACATTATTCGGAATTTGAGATGCATTTAATAAAAGGTAGGCTTTTTCTACCTCTATTTCAGATCTCCGTTTGACAGCTTCAAAATAGCGTTTCTGTATTCCGGCAGAAGTGAGGATGCCGTACTCATGAAACATATCCTCGCTGAATATTTCTCTCTTGATAGCTGCTTTTATCACTTCCGAAACAACATTGTCACCCTCTGGCAATCCGCAGGCTTTACGGGAGAACAGCAATGCCACCTCGTCATTCCACTCACAATAATAACCAAACTCGCCATATATCTTCTGATATAATTTGACTATTATCGCAAGCCCTCTTAATCCAAATTCCGCTTCGATCAGCTCAATCTTATCTTCAAAGCTACAAGCAAGGGGAAAGTAGTCTAAACTACTTTTCGCCACCTTTATTCCTCCTGCCCTTTTAATATAGAAAGGATCCGCTCCGCCGATTCCCCAGGCGTACAGAACCTGAACTCCACACCGTACTTCTCATGCATGGTATAGCAGGCCTTTGCCAGTGTTTCACCCCTCGTCGCTCTCGGGTACTTCTGGACTTTCTTATAGCGCGGTCTGCCATTCTTGTAATACCCGACAACCTGATCCGAATTCATCATGATGAACAGTCTGGGATTCTTCCATGAAAACAGCTGCTCAACACTCCTGACCGTCGGATTGTATATATCTTTGGTGTACGGAACCAGTCCGCCCTTATTTTCCACCAGAATATACAGTTTGATGCCATTATTCTGTGCCAGAATACATTCGTCCCGGAACCGCTCATGCTGTTGCCCTATGATGTCATTCAACAGCTCTTCAATGGAATTCTTGGTATCTACACATCTATCATAAGTACCTACAAAGTCTATCTTCTTCAGATCCACACCGTACTCATACACATTGCGTTCGACTTCTTTACCGCTCTTGAGGGTAACTATCTCTTTGCCAACGGCTTTCTTCCTGCCATGTTTGCGGTCAATTACATCCTGAATCTTCTCATTCATCAGAACATAATCCCCCACCGGCAGCGGAACCCGTATCGTCTCAATCCCCAACTCTTCCATGCAGCGGTGCTTTTCAAGATGCTTTTTATCTTGCTGTGCCTTGTCTTCCAGCATGATCATGGCTCATCACCTGCCCTTCTGGTATACTCCTTTTCACTCTCAAGATACTGTTCTTTGTCCTTTTGCTCTTTCAGCAGCCGTTTAAGCGCCTGTATAAAAGGTTTGTTGCACTTATCTTTGAAAAATGATGCACCTTTATCTTTTGCGAACTCAATATCATGCAGATAATCAATGTTCCTTTTTCCGCACAGATCCACGACTTTCACGCAATCATCATGCTCTATGCTCGCCTGCTCTAAGAAAACGATAAAACTTTCGATCACCGCAGATGGTTTTTGTTTCTCCATCATCGTCCCCCTTAGTTAAACGGCAGCTCTTCATCGATTCCATCCGGAATATTCATAAAGCCGTCGCCGGAGGAAGATACAGGTCCGGAACTCTGTCTGTTTCCGGATCCATTTGAGTGCTGATTCTGGGCAGCTGCGCCGCCGTAGCTAGACGATTTACTCTCTGCAAACTCAATCTCATCAACCATGATTGCCGTTCCATATACCATCTGTCCATCCTTGTTTGTGTAATTATTGTTCTGAATCCGTCCTGCAACCACGATCTTAGTTCCCTTAGTCAGATACCGTTCGACAAACTCTGCCTGCTTTCCAAATGCAGTACAGTTGCCCCCTGTGAATATCTCACCTCAGGATCCCTGGTGAGCCGTCCCATAAGAAATATTTTGTTCATATCTTCCTTTCTACGCCCACCAGAATGCAGGCGCATTGATCATATAGAATTAAGAAATAACAATGAACTGATCCTTCAAGTTCTCCAGTTCAAACTGCAAATACGCCTTAATGTTCTTCATGGCTGCATTCTTCCATGCGCCGCCGTCCGCCTCATAGATTGCACATTCCACACCATGTCCGCCATCGTCGCGCATGCGGAAAACAAATGCACTCTCAGGCTGCTCCACTTCAACAAAGGTCCTGTACGGTCTCAGTTTTACGGGATTCGGGACCACCGCTTCTCCCTTGGATGCGATGCCTGTCTTAACTGTTGCCTTCTGGCTCACACCATCGTCACCGTACTGCGCCACCGTTCCATTCTCCACGGTACCCGCAAATCTGAGCAACAGATCACAGTCATCATTTCTAAGAAATTTGGACTGCAAGGCAATGATAAAATTCTCATGATCCAAATATCTGCCATAAGAAAACTCTGGCACCTGTGCAATAACATCCACCATGAATTCCCGTTTCCGATCAAGATCCAACTGAGAATATAACTTTACCTCCGTCGGACTGACCACATGAACGATCATCTTATCATCCATAGTGTCAATCTTAGCCTTTATGTACTCCACAAGGCTGGTCAGTGTCCTCATTTCAATGTAGGCAGCCTTCGGATTGTGGCAGATACGTTCCAAACTCTTATCCGAATATGTCTGCCCACCAATTTCCACGATTTCAGGCTTCTTCATGCCCACAATGTACTCCAATGCTTTCTGAATCATCTCTAAATCCTCCTTCTACTCTCTTTACTCAGCTGCTTTGCTTCTGAAATCAATCACATCATCCTTGGTCCCGATCACTTCGCCTGTCGCAGTGTCTACAACATCTTTACCTATAACCGTGTTCGGACTCTGTTTCTGCTCCAGATCCGCAAAGCTCATCTGTCCTTTGATCTGGTTTCCGTACTCTTCCGCAAACACCTCACCGGTAGCCAAATTCCGCCCTATCGACATTCTGGTTGCAATGGGTTTTACCGGAGCCAATTTGGAAACCACGGACACATTCACTGATGTATCATCCCTATCTTCGTTCTGCTCAAAGGTGATCTCCACGCTGATCTTCCGCTTGTTCTTCCACGGGGTATTCGGATCCATTAAGTTATCCAAAACCTTGTCCATGGCGTCATCAAACTTCTCCTGCAGGGCGCCGCCTGCAAATTCCTCCAAATTTACCTTGCTCATAAAACCTTCCTTTCTTTGATTTATTTGTTTTTAGAACGGAACCAGATCAAGATTGACCGAAAGACCTTTTTCCGCTATAGAAACATCTGATCCATATTTAATTGTCTCTTTGGTCTTTTGTAGGAATAAATCTGCATCAGAATTTGATGCGCTTAAGTGAATTAGAACGACATTTTTAAGTATCGGGTTATCGTTAGTAGAAATAAAATCAAGTGCAGTCTGCAGGCTCATATGCCCCCGCAGGACATGATCTCTGTTTATTGCATCATGCTCAATCAGATCATT